GATACCCTCTCCTGCTGGCTGATAGCGCATATCAGAGACTTGCCCCTTATCGACAATGGACTTACGCATAATCATGCGGTAGCTATCGGTCGCCGCTACTGCCAACTCAGGCGATACAGTAGCGCCGTATAAGGGGGCAATCCTTACCGCAAGTTTGGCAATAACTCCGTCCTCGGCCCATTCAGGGATCGGGATGGTGTCGGCTGTAGAGGACTGCTTGAAGTACCCCAGATCAATCCCGTTCTCGGTCCATGCCTCAAGCATGCGATTGAGCGCACGCAAAGAGTGGGCGCCTTGTTCGGCGGATGCAGAGTCGATCTCCGAAATTACATTGAGTTCGCGTAGCGCGTCCTCGATTATCCTGAGATTGGTCGCCATTAGTCAGCGTTGACCTTGCGCCAGATAACCGTGATTCGCCCAGTGGCCGAGTCATTCGGATCGACAACCAAAGACGTATCGCATCGAATGCCGGCGTAGTTTGTGGTCGTTCCAACAGCAGCGGACGCGGCGAGCGCGGCGACTGTATTCGTCGCGCCATCCAACACAGGCAAAGCATGAGCAGATAGCACGGTCGTAACGACAAGCCCGTAAAGAATGCACGGACCTGTATAAACAGTTGTAGAGTTATCGGCCACATCCACTACTGTGTACTGACACTCGTTATGGGTAATTTGCCCATGGCGAGTGATGGCCTCGATAGGAGTAAGTGCAGCCATATTGATTCCTCAATTACATGTTAAAATAACGAAGCCCGAAAGTGTTTCAGCACCGCCGGGCTCCTAACCAATCAGCAAGAGAGGTGCTTCATGGCTAGTAATAATATTACAGCGAAATATCTCCGTCAGATACTCAACTACAACCCCGATACTGGCGTATTCCGCTGGTCCCGCCCTAGGCCGAAAATTAACGTCGGCGACATCGCCGGAGGTCCGGCCGCGAAGGGCCACATCGCAATCAAAATCGATGGGCAGTCTTACAAGGCGCATCGTCTAGCTTGGCTGTACATGACCGGGAAATGGCCCAATGACCAGATCGACCACATAAACCGTACCCCTGACGACAGCCGCCTAGCCAACCTACGGGAGGTCAACACATCAGAAAACTGCCAGAATCAGGGCATCCGAAAAAACAATACCAGCGGCTACGCTGGAGTTAGTAAGCGTGGCGATAAATGGCGAGCCATGATTCAAATTAATAAGAAAGCCGCGTTTCTAGGCATCTTCGATACACCAGAAGAGGCAGGCGCTACGTATATGGAAGCCAAAAAGAAGCACCACATACGCAACGCCTAACCCCGGTAATGGTAGTTAAATTAACTACTTAACTATCAAAATGGCGTTGCTAAGGTGCCTACGCCCATCATCGTACCGCCGATAGTCCAGGTAGTCGTACTGTAGGCCGTCACTGAAAAGTGAGTACCCACAAGTCGCCCTGTAACATCAGAGTCGCCAGTGAACGCAACCGTCGCCGTAGGATCAGCAACAAACGTATCGCCGCCCTCCGCTACCGTTGTGGACGAGCTATCGAGACCGCCGCCGATAAACGTGGTGGCCGCGTCCGTGGTCACGGAATAAGTGCCCGTACCCGTAACGGTTGCCACGAAATCGAAGGTAGTACCAACGTCCCGCGCCGCGATAGCAGGCAAGGTGTAAGCCTGACCCGCTGCGGTGTTGAACAGACACAAAGCGCCGGACTGAGCTACAGTAAGCGTAGTAGCCGTACCCGCACCATCGATCACTTCCCGAGCAGCGCCATGAAGCACGCTGCCATCTGGAGAGCCATAGTCAATGCGCTCTCGTGTTACTGGAATAGCCATGATTTAACCCTCCCTTAGTTGCTGATCCTGCAAGCCCATTCGGGTCGCAGCGTCTTCCAGCCATAAAGAATGTCGAGTCTCAGGAGCAACTCATCGTTCCTGATATCCGACCCCTGCCAGACCCTCAGACTCAAGCCGTCTTTTTGTCTTCGCACGGCCTTGTCTGCATCCGCGTAGAGCGGCAGATCGGCCGTGACAAACGTAAAGGCGTCCTTGTGGTACATGAGGTTCTGTTGGAGGCTCGCCGAAGCGGCGCCATGCTGCACCGTTGCGTCGTCCTCGATTGAAGCAAAGGTCGTTCCCGTAATTGAAACGTTCTGCTTCGGACCAGCCGCATACAGCGCGGGAGAGAAAGTGATATCCGCCTGGTTGCTGGAAATGCTGCCAACGGAAGTAATCACCAACTGCTTCCGATGAGAGTACGCAGCCTTCGTCTCGGGGTGACAATCGTACACCGTATCAATGGTGAAGACCGTTCCCACTGTGGGAACAACCGTGCCCATCGCGTCAAAGTTCAACACGTTAACGCTGTTGTTCTCGTCGGCGTCTCCGGTCGCTAACCGAGTCGTATCGTCAACCGCCCAAGCCACATCGGAATCAGTGCCATTGGTATGCACGTAGGTCTTCTCATTCTCGTAGAAGTCCGCCATTGCATTACGGGAGATGAACCCCTCCCGGAATGACTCACTGATCTGACCTCCGTCATGGAACAGACCCTGCACGCCGTTGACAATAGTACCCATCGTGACGGAATCGAACTGAACGTTACGATTACCGTCTTTCGGGGCGAGCTGTTGGTTGAGCTTCGCTCGAGCGTCCGTGATTGCAGAAATGTCAGCAGAAGCCCCAACCACCGTTCCGGCAGTACCAGTCAACTGATAGACATCCTTGGTTACGGCTGAGAGCACATCTCCCTCTATGCCTGCCACAAGGACAGAAACAGCGGGTTCGATGTAACGCCTGGAGTATTCGTCAATACTCAGCTTCCACTCCGCAGAGTTCCACTTCATATCAACGCCGTCCTGCGTTGCGACAGTCACAGATTGAGTCGTCTCATTCTGATCCTGCACAGCCATAACACGAGAGCCCTTACGCCGCGTGTATTGGTTCGGATTACGGACACGTAACGTATCCCCAATCTTCGCCCCTTCCTTGGCGTATGAGTTATCGTAGCTTCTATCGATGGTTCCCAGGAACGAGAGCTTTTCATGCGCAATGCGCAAACTCTCCCTGGCCACCATATCGATAGTGGTTAATGTATTAGCCATGATTTACCTCGAAGGAAAAAAGCAGCTATCGAGCTGCAATTTGTTTCCTCCGCAACTTGTCGAACTCGGCGTCGGACAACTTTGGATCGTCTATTCGTCCCTTTACACCGGGGTCGCTGCCCTCTAATTTCTTGGGCGGCGGAGGGGCCTTGCTGACAATCTTTGGCTTCGATTTCTGGCTGGATAAGCGATTGGAGATACGACCCAACTCAGCCGAAGCCATCCTTTCGGACAGCCCGCTGATTCGGGTTGCTACGTCTGGATTCTTGCCCAGGTAGTAAGCCAGTTCCGGCCCGTCCTCAAAATCCATCACTATTGATGCGACTTGATCTGAGATCGGGGCGTAGTTGGCTACGCTCTCGTAATCGTCTACCGTCTGTGAAAACTTGGTGGCGCGAGCCTCGAACGTCTGCCTATTGACTAAAGCCTGTTGCTCTTGGTGCCACTTGGACGCTACGCTTTCGGCGGCCTTCTCGGCGCGCTTCTCGGCAATCCCGAACAAGTGATCTCGGTACTGGGCTTCGTCATAGTTGAAATCCGCAAGCGACTTCGGTACTTCTGGCTGTTCCGGTTCCTTAGCTGGCTCCGGTTGAGCCTGTTGCCGTTGGGCAAAGTCTCGCCATTGGTCCCTGTCTCGCTCTGCATCGCGTCTAAGCCTTGTCAGCTCATCGATTCGGTCCTGAACGCCCTTACTTGTGGCCGTCTCAGGTGTATCGTCAGAATCGGTGACGGCGGGGGATGAATCCGCTTCGTTTCCTTCGTCAGCTACCTCGGCGTCCGCCTCGGCTACGTCAGATTGGCTTACGTCTGCATCGTCTTCGGGCACATCTTCGCCCTCGCCTTGCGGCGCTAGTTCGTCAGTCATGGTTTTCCTCGCCCTGTGAGAATCCACAGGTAGACGCCTCGATAACCCTCGAGTGGGGGGGCTAACCTGTACGCATATACAGTGTTAGGA